TAGTCATGATTTTCGACTCCTTTCAGCTTCTTGCTCTATTTTCAAGTAGTTTTTATCTAGCAAAAGGTTAAGCCAGTATATACAAGCTTCAGCTACTTCACCAGTTAACACTTCTTTTGGCGAATTATAGCCTAGCTCAAATACTATATGACCATGTCTTGGCCCGTAGCCGTACTTATGATCTTCACGCTGACAAACAAAGCCTTCGTAGTTTTTACAGCCTATGTAGTTCTTAGTAAGGTACTCTGACTCTGACACTACTTTTTGTATAGCCTCCAGAATGGCTGCCTTTGCTTCGTTATAGTCAGCATACCAAAAGCCTCTTATGTACATAGCCTTCTTAGCTGTGTCTATTTTGCTTAGATCAAAATTAGCCATTAGAAGGTTTTTGCTGAGCTGTGCCTCTTTTATTAGCCATTCTACTCGCCGCTTACTGTCTAGGTACTTCTGTTCAAGCCTTGCTTTTTCTGACTGTAGTGCTGAAAGTTCTTTTTCAACATCGATTAGAGTTCTCATAGTAGTGACTCCCTTCAAATTTAGTCGTCTGACTTTTTATTTGTAAAGCACATAATGATAGCTATTACAAATAATCCGATTCCTATTGCCCACAGTGTTCCGCATAATAGGCGCATTTTTCTACCTCCTACTTGAAGAACACAACATTTTCGTAGGCTGTTACTCTCTGTCGCTTTGCATGAAAGCCATTTGGATTGTTATTTAAGTGCGATGTGGTGCAGAAATAAAGCATATCATCCGCACTTACTTCATCCGGTGCTTTGCCGGCTAGAACCATATCTACTGCTTCTTCTGCCTTTTCTAGCTTAAACGAAGGTTGTTGTAGGTACCAGCCATTGCTATAAACTGAGTAGTTTCCTTTGTAGGTCAGAACTTCAGTTAAGCTGTTGCCCCAATAACCGTTGTTTAGCTGATTAACTACTGTCTTTGCTATCAACCAGTTACCTGTGATGTCCCATGTATCTCCAGCTTCCGCTGCCACTATCTTAACAAACAGATCATGTTCATAGCTTGAGCTATTTATTACTTCAGGTGTCGGCGTCGCTGCAGCGCTGGGTGTTGGCATTATTGTAGGCGTTGGTGTCGGCGTCGGTGCTAGCGTTGTCTCTGTTGACCTGCTGAATTCCCATGTATGTAAGATAGCCGGTTCATATACTGTGGGTGCCTGCCTAGTTTCAAGACTACTTTCTGATGTCCCAAGGTGTGGCTCTGTATACTGTAGGACTATCTGCATTGCGCTTATCGCTAGCGCAAACGCTACTATTGCTGTTACTTGCTGTCTTCTCATCAATTCCTCCAAACCTTCCAAGTAAAGTAACCGAGGCCCCACAATAAACACAGGGTCTCGGATCTTTGCATACTGATGAATACTGCTTTTTCTTACATTCTGTGCAAACATGCATAAACATCGCTGTCTCCTTATAATAATCAGTCCATGTTATCATCAATTATAGTCGTAAATAGATCTGCTAATTACTATAGAAATCAACCATCATTTCATGTAGAGCGTCAAGCACTGGATGGTCAGCTGGAAAGTCATACACTGTTCCGCCTACTGTAATGCCTATCTTTTGCGGCTCATATATGCTGAACCTTTCTTCTTCTTTTCTAGCCTCTACTATTCTATCTATACAGTCGTGTAGACATTCTTGATTGTCCACTACTGTGTAGTCGTTCAGCTCACCTATTGGACAGATGTTTCTAGCCAAGCATTTCAGTTCTGTTACGGTTGTGTCACTTATGTACATGCCGTTATTTCTAAAGTAGTCAATCATAGCATCTGGCAAAGCCTGTGCGGTGTCGCGGGTATCAAGCCATTCTTTAATGTCGCTTGCAACATAACGCAATGCTTCTGCAATAAAAGGTGCGGCGGCGGCATAGATTATTTGATCCATCATAGCGATCTTAATTATCTCTGCTGCATGTTGTGACTCTGTACCAGTAGGTACGTAGCTACTATTCAGTGGCTGAAAGATAACAGGTTCTGATGCAGACTTGTTAAGCGCCACTTGAAGGGCTTGGTTGATCAGTGATCTTGTTTCCGAAGAAAAATTAGCTAATGGAATGTTTCTTGTTGACATCTTAGATTCCTCCTATTTCAAATATACTCTGTTGTAGATCTATTATGAGCTCTTTCCTTATTGAAGCACTAATGCCAGCCTTTTTAAGTGCGGCATCATACACACCTAAAAGGCCGGCAATGTGTTGCAATCGTACTTCAGTATCAGACATTATCTGCTGGAAGCTGGCATTAAGCAGAATGGCTAATACTTCTTTGTTTATGAATGCGAATTCATTTTTCACACAGTTCCTCCGCAATTTCATCAGCACACGCTTCGCATACCTCGCGGCCATCCATAATTACGGCATTGGTTTCACATATGTAGCTGTTACAGTTAGAGCATTCATATGCCTCTTCATACGAGTCGCCGCATACCGGACAGCCATCATACTCTTCAAATGGTCCATGCTCAAAGCCATGCTTTTCTACATAGTGCTTTGGCTCTTCAAAAATTTCTCCGCAATTCAAACAGATAAACATAATAAATTCCTCCAATCAATGAATCACATCATCTACCAGTAGTACTTGCCAGTTTTCTAAAAACTTTTCTATTGAGTCGTAGCAAACAACTCTAGGGCCAGATGTTCCATATACGCGCTTATGCGGGCTCACTTGTATAGCTGGACCCCATGCGAATACTTTTACTTTTGAGCGTATTTTGTAGGCCTGCCCGTTTCTATAGCCCATGCTTTTATCGGCCCCGATAAATTTTGCTAACATCTACTCCACCGCACATTCTTCTTCGTAGTCGTCAAATCTCTTTAGAATGTCGTTTAGTACACTCTTATACGTATCATCATAGATTGGCAGATAGGTCTCTTTATCAACTCCAATCTGTGGGCGGTACTTGTTCTTTAGAGACTCGTAAACTGTTTCCTGCAAATACTCTGGCGATATTTCTGCTTTTATCCACTCTGCAGAATCAGCATTCAACCAACGTTGCAGCTCTTCTGGTATCTGCACAGCTACTGTAGACTGTTTAGGTACAACTATAGGTGCCTGATAAAAGTTCAACAGCTGCTCTAAGGCACTTACTTGTGCCACGGTATTTTCCTTAGGTACGCGCAACCCGCGCTTTTCTAGGACTGCATACAGTTGCTCTGTACGTTCTACTGTGTCAAGCGCTTTTTGTGCAGCGCCTGAGGCTAGTCCGCCTTGCTCTGCTAACAACGCTTTGGCTCTACGGTAGGAAGCATTTATGCTTTCACATGCTTTGCACACCCTGTATCTGCCTGGTGTTTCGTTGTTTCTGCTATATGTATACTGTCTATATTCTTCTATGTCTTTCAGCATACCGCATTGCACACATCTTTTAACCTCTGCCATTAGTTGGTCCTCTCCTTCGCTTTATGCTTGCTATTAGCCTATTTGTTGGATTGCAGCTATAGCATTCATTGTGGTAGATCTTTTTTCCTGACTGATCCATATAAAACAGAAAAGCAGAAATAGGTTTCAAAGTGCCACACTTTGTGCAGCGCTTTTCAGGTAGCTTAGCTTCAGGTAAAACAGTGTAAAGACCGCGAACTTTAGTGCCAACCATATCGAAGTGTTTCTGACACATATAGCCCCAAGGACCTAACAAAGTTTTTCCGTCATACTTAGCCGGTTGGTTACAGAAATCACATTTGTTCATATCATCACCTCTATTATATTATAGCATAAGAATCACGGTCAATACACCTTTTTGCTCTATACGGTACTGTGCAGTCTATTTTTAGTATTTCCGCAACGGTGGACTGCAGCATGTGCTCGCTATTATTCATAGTATATAGCTTATCAGTTACTGCTTTACCTTCTGCAACAGCTTTTTTATTCGCTGTGCGCAGCACATCCATACTCGCTGACATTCCGTCTGCTGCGCTGACTATATATGCTTCAGCGAAGCGCGGCGTTACTGGACTGCCGTATTCTTGTTTACCATGGTGTGAAGCTACAATGTGTATCAGCAGTGAAGCAATTTTAGTATAGCCAGGATCATCTTCAGTTCTAGCCAGCTCTTCTGCCATTTGTTGTATACGAGTAGAGCCAATAATTATGTGATCGAGTAGTGTGCCATCTTCTGTAAAGTTCACAGATGGACCATCAATGTAGTAAGTTTCTATCTTACCAATGTCGTGTAGCAGCGCTCCAGCTTTTACTAAGTCAAGCGACACCTGCATTCCGTATACATTATTTGCAAGACTCACCGCATAGTCAAACACTTCTATAGTGTGCGCCGCGTTGCCACCAAAACCTACGTGGTGCACTGCTTTAGCTGATGAGGCTTCTAGCGCTCTTGTACCATATCTGTTGTACAATGTCAGCACGGTATTCATAAGCCTTTTGTCGCCTATAGAAGATATTCTTTTGTGTAGTTGATCTTGTAATAATTGTGCGTCACTCTCGTAGCTAACTGAAAAATCTTGAACACTTTGATTAGTATCTTTTTCCATAGTATCTACTGTTATTTGCTTCTTACCGGCGTATTCACCAATAGTTCCGTCAAATACGTATACTTTTTTCAGCTCAGGAATGCCCAACTTACTATTGTAGTTCCATATTTTACCATCAAGCTGCTCAACACCGTCAGTTATTTCAAGTGTTAGAAAATCTTTCGGAGGGTTCCCTTTTGTTTTGCGTATGCTTGCGCCTGCCAAAAATAACCTGCACGATACTCTGTCGCCTACCTTCATCTCACTTATCTTCATCTTTTATATTCCTTCCTTATGTTAGTTTTTGTTTGCTCTTTGATTATGTCCTTGCTGCCACAGAATCTACACTCGGATAACTCATCACTGTCTGCAATGAATGTTGCAAAGCAATCCAGGCAGGCCCATACAGTTTGAACTATCGGCTTGGCTTCTACATGCCTAACTTTGCGCTGCTGAATATTGTTGTAGATTGCTATTACCTGGTCATCAGGCATGTTCTGAACTTTATACGCCCATGACTTGCCCGCATACTTTGCCATTAAAAAGGCCTTCATATTTTCGATAGTCATTTAGCTTCCTCCTCGCTTAGATTTACTTCAAATGGCAGACTGTGGAGTAGGTTAGAGGCATGAAGATTACACCACTGACTTACTGCTGGTTCTATCTTCTCAAAGTCAAGAAGATAAAACGGGTATGCTTCACTCACATCAAGATCAGGCAATGCTTTGCTGGCTAGCACCAACTCTGTATAGCTTTTTCTAAACTTAATGAGTGCGACGGCCATTCTTTTTCTTTCGTTTTCGCCCATGTGACTTCCTCCTTATATCTTTTATATCTTCTTCAGTTGCATCTAGCACTATAAGTATTTTTCCATCTGCTTTTCCGAAAGCCGCGACGCGGGTATGCTTGCATGGACCGCCGAGTATGTAACAGTTTGTCTTATCACATATAGTATTTTTTTCTGGGTCACACTCAATCAATATATTACTCATGCATCCTCCTAAAGTATTCCTTCATTCCATATGTCATAGGCTACCATTTTATCCAGTAGTTCTTCTGGTGGCTTTATAGCAGCTACATCTACATCTTCTTTCTGCCGCCAGGTTGGATAGCATTTAGCTACATCTACCGTAACTGTTACGCGGAATAGATCACGCTCTGTCTGAAGCCAGCGTAGATAAGGTATTATCTCATCAGCTTCTTCATTATACACTTGCTGCAATAATGAGTCGTGTACCTGGAGTATCATCATTGTCTTGTAGTTGTTTGCTTTTAGAAACCTGTAGATATAGATCATGCGTTGTTTGGTGGAGTCGGCAGCGCTGCCTTGACACAGATAATTTACGCAAGCATACTCTCTACCTCGCTCACCATAAACGCGGCGGCCAAGGATAGTCTTTATACAGCCTCGCTCTTTAATGACTCTGTTAGCTGTCTTGATGAACATCTCTACTTCAGGAACTCTCCGCTTAAAAGTGACTATGGCGCTCCTGGCCTCTTCTAACGTTAGTCCGGTCATTGCTTTAACCCTATCAGGTCCGGCACCATACACTATTGCAAACTCAACTGACTTAGCTATGTCTCGTAATTTTTTATCTACTTGATCTAGCGGTACATCATATATAATAGCTGCAACAGCTCTATGAATGTCTCCACCGTTATTTACTATATCTAGTAGGTATGGTGCTCTACTGTAGTGTGTCATTATTAGCGATTCCTGGGCCTTGAAGTCAAAGTCATAGAGCGTATAACCTTCTGGAGCCACAAATGCTTGACGCACTCTGGAGTCGCTGCGGCGCGGCATATTTTGCATAGACGGATTACTTATTGAGAATCTACCTGTTTTAGCTTCCATTGTGTTTATATTGCAGTGTACAACATTTCCAGCGTCGCAGAGTTCATAAAGTTTTATAGCAAAAGTATTAAGTAGCTTTTCAGACTTTCTAAACTGTTGAATATCTTTAATTAGCGGCACGCCAAGCTCTTCTAGCCTTTCCATCTGGAACTTGTCAAATGATGGATTACCGTCAACAATTCCTTTTGCCAGCATAGCATCAGTAGGTGACTTGTACTTTATGTGTCTACCATAGCCAAGCTTAGTCAACACAGTCTCTAGTTGCTTTGATGAGTTTATATTAAACATGCCTCCAGCAGTTTCATATATTTTGCGCTCTGCTTCGTCTACCTCATTTTTAAGCTCAGCTATCAGTTCTGGACCATACTCAGGATCTAAAACTATACCTTGTCTTTCCATACGATAAGTTACAAGTAGAACCTCTGACTCAATATTAAACAAGTCTAGCTGGTCATTTTCTATCAGCTTTTTATACAGCTTCTTAAGTACCCATATAGCATTCCATGTGTCAGCGCAGGTATACTGTGTCATAAGCTCTTTTGGAAACATCCTATAGTCTGTTATTCTGTACTGTGCTTTGTAGCTACCTACCATACGCTCAAACTTAGTTACTGTAGGATATTCTGCTTCGTCGTATATCTCTGTTGATATATCCAGTAGATTATGCGTGAACGCGTCAGCGCGGGTAAGCTTGCTCATGTAAGATGTGTCATAAAAACGACCGCGCATATCGATGTTAGCGTTTGCAAGCATATGGAGATCAAAGTTCATGTTATGCCCACACTTAGCAATACTTCTATCCATCAGTAGCGGTGCGAGTTTTTTGAATTCTGTAAACTTATTTTCTAATGTATCGTATACGGCATAACTATTTATTCCATCACTTATGCTTATACAGAAAGGAAAGTCATTAGGAATAGTCTTTGATTTATTGTTTATCCAGCGGCGCACTACATTTGACGGAAACTTATTACTGTGGAGTCCTGGGTATGCATACGTTTCTGTATCTACAGCTATCATGGGCCCAATCTCTTCGAAGAGTGTTATGGGCTTAATATTTGCTAGGACGTGCTCTGCAGTAGCTTCTGTAAACATCGGTTCTTTATGTTCATCAAAAGTACTTTTGTCATAGTGCAGCATACTCCTCGGTACAATAGTTGCTTTATTCTTTGGTACAATAGCCATGGTATATCCTCCTAATATTATTAGGCAGAAGCAATACCTCTACCTAATAATATTATACACTAAAATTCACTGTGTGTAAACCTATTCCTCAGGCTGAAAGTCTTTGTTGATTACATAGTAGTAGCGCTGAAGATGTCTATTACTAGTTACAGCATACTGTATAATACGCTTTTCATCTACTAACTCCTGAAGAACACTGCGCACCTTAGTGGCTTTTATGTCGGCGCTGTTTGCTATCATAGACTGAGACATATACTTAAGATGACCTAGCTCATTCAGTTCTTCAATAGCTTTAACTACTGCATCTTTTTCTTCTGCTGAGATCTGTATTACTATTTCCAAAATAATTCCTCCTATATCAGTCTTAGTTCCCATGCGCAGTATGATGTAAAGTCTTCGCGCATTATTAGTTGTCTGTGCTCATACTCTGCATAGGTGCGTAGCTCGTTATAAGCGCTTTCTCTTTCGTGCATATCAGCATGTGTTAGAAATATAGACTTACCACAAAGCAGCTTGTCCCACAGCACTTGTAGATCTGGTGGTAATCTTTTCTGCTTTATCACAGGTATACTGGTAAGCTTATCCAGTGTGATTATCTCAACTCCGGCTTCTCTTAGTAGCTGTAGGCCAGAAGTGTCTTTATGCTGTGTCACATAGCCAAATACCTTTATGCCACTATTTGCTATCAGAGCTGCACAGGTTACACATGGGCTAAGAGTACAAAGCATGGTCTTATCATGTAAATCTGTTGTGCACTTTGCTATCGCATTTGCTTCAGCATGTATACAAGTATACTTACCTGAAGTATTACACAGGCAATCTGCGCCACCGCTTACACCTCCATTAACACCTATAGACAATACCTGAGTAAGCGCTTTATCTGTGATTATTGCAGCTACTCCTTTGTCTGTACATTTAGACAGGCCGGCTAAATTTTCTATAAAAATCTTGAACACAACTAAGCGATTGTGTTGTGAATCTTTCATATAGCCTCCTTACAGTCTGGACACACGTTAAGCCATATATCATTTATCTTGAATGACTTCCAGCCACATGTTATCATTCTTTCGCGGGCTTCCTCAAAACTAATGCAGTCTTTTAGCTCTTCACCGCACATATCACAAATAACTACGTACGATCCGTACATTCTGTCGATCATTACTCGCTGCCCTCCAATACTTTTGTCTCAAAGAAACGCTGTCTATATTCTATCAATGGATCCATGTATATGTTATGCTTTTCCATCTCATGTAACAGATACATTCTTATTGTCTTTGATTTATTGAAGAAGTTCTGTGAAGAGAATACTTTATAGCGCTTCACTGTTTTACCTACTGTTACGCGTCCTGCATAATGCTTTTTCATGCACTGATTACACATTGGTATAACATTCCAAGCAGTGTACGAACCATTTAAGTAGGTTGGAAAATACTTTGCTCTTACTTCTATATGTGCTCCGCATATTGCGCAACCATTAAAGAACTTACATCTGTGTTGCCATTCAGCCTCTGTCATCACTATTGGCGGCGCTGCAGCGATTACAATACGCCACGCTCGCTCATAGTCTTCTGCATACTTATAGAATAGCTCTTTGGCTTCTTTTTCTGTAAGTGCCTCACCATCTAGATACTTATCTACATACGTACCAGCGTTTATGCAGTCTTTGCAAAGACCTGTCTCAAGGTATATTGGTCCATGCTCTTCATCGTCATAGACGCGCAGCTTTCGCCACCTAGGCGGTACAAACACTTTACCACACCTGTCACACATCTCTCTAACTATGTATGGAATACCGTTTCTTTCTTCTAGTCTATACAGCTTCCAGTCAGGTTTTACTTGATGCTGCTTAATCATAGAACAGTCTAGGTAGTCTACTATACCAGGTATTTTTAGTGCTATAGACACCATATCCAGCTTGGTAGTATTGCCAGGCTCTATTGGAGCTTCCTTATACTTACGCTTAGCTGTTCTTTTTGCCATTGATTACCACCTCGCGGCTGTGTCATATCTGATTATAGGTAGGCTGCATTTCTCAGACAATACTTTTGTATACTTGTCAGATATTTCACCAAGCTTTTCTACACAATCTATGTAGTTTTCACCACGCCTAGTACATCTGGACCAAAGCACTTTAAGCGGTGCGGTGCAATAAACAACAAAGCCGCCACCATGAGCTATAACCATAGCTTCAAGCATCTCAGCATGAATGTCTAGCATCTCTTGGTTTCCGCGCATTACAGGCCCATAAACCATATCTGAGTACCAGCTACGATCAAAGATAGTTACCAGTGCTGGATCTGCCGACTTTATTGCTTCGGCATATATCCTATAGTATAGCGTAGCTGCTTCAGGCGTCTCGGGCGCGCTGAAATGCAGACGCTTGCTACCTGGATGACTTCTAAGTAGCTTTTCAATTAGAGTAGTTTTTCCGGCTCCATCAGGTCCTTCAACAATGATAAACATAGTATACCTCCTATAGTATTAAATTAAAATCTTCTTCTAGCATTGCCTGTGGTGTAGATATCTTGACTGGATTGCCACAAGACATTTTACCTTCTCTGCAGCCGCCGCGCTGCGTACAGTCAGGGCCTGCAGCCTCAAATAAGCTACTCAGCCTTTTTAGCTCCTGCCAGATAAGCAGCATTACATATCTTGTTTCCAGTGTGTTACGTCTACATGTACGCTGGCTTATCATGTGTTTCCACTGATACGGCGTCGCCGAGATTACTAAAATATTCCGCATGCCCTGTGGCATAATATAACCAGCGGCGTCGCGGCCTACCTTCTGTGCGTAAGCACTATATACATCAAGCGAAGCCATACAGTTTGATAGGTATGATTCTCTTAAGCTGTCACCTGTTTCTGCATCATGCTTAATCACTTCGTATGGTACGCAGAATCTGGCAGTATCAGAGTAGTCACTGTACTGCAGGCTACCCGACATAAACTTAACCTCATTTTGGTGTCTGGTTATCTGGGCTAAGAATCTACGCGATGCTCCAATAACTACGACATTTATTACAGAGAACTTCTGTAGTGTGGGATGCGGCAGCGCAGTTAAGTTGCGTATAAACTCGTTACCATACGGTTTTTCCATCAATGCTTCAAAGTCATCGATATTGTTTATTGTTTCGCCGCGCTGCGTCAATCTAGCCATAGCTACCGACATACGCTCTGCATCTAGTATAACTTCTGGGTTCAGTATCTTTACCTGAATTTTATCCATTTTCCACAGCCTCCTTAGTTATCGTATTTATTCTTTCAGCTAGCTCTGTGTCTAGCTTACCCAATGCCTTGTTGAACTGTTCAGTCAACACTCTTACAGCAAGCCCAAGCGTTACAACATCTACTTCAGTATCTATGACTGTTATATTCTTTACGGGATCATAGCGTACTAATACATGCTGCTTAGCGCACTGGTTTGTATTTGCTATACCTTTAATCTCCAGCTTCATTCGGTACCTCCACACAGTGCTTATATGTAGCAGTGTTGCGCTGCCTGAGGTAATTTTCCTGGTTCTTTTTTAGGTACTCACTTAGTAGCTCATCAGGCGTCATTCCTAAAGCTAGCATAACATTCATAAAGAAGTGCCATGCATCTATCAGCTCTTCTTTACACCTGGTAAAGTCATATGCTGTAGTCTTCTTCCAAGCTTTGAAGCCAGGCGTATCCTGAAGAACTTCGTGTAGCTCATGCACGCAATGCACAGTATACTCTTTGACATAAGCCGCTTTTTCTTCGTCAGACATTTTGCTGAAGTCATAGCCAAGGAAGGCCTGGAGCTCTGATTGCATTTCAAGCATCTTTTCTAACTTATACATTGCTTCCTCCTACTTAATGCGTAGCATCTGTGACGTATTTATCGTCACGCAGTCTTTGTAGGCATCTGGGTACAGTGAGTCTAGCTTAGCAAAGTTACAGCTCTGCCTTGCACTTATCTGTCTGGTTATTGTGTGAGTAGCTGTAATGCCTTGCATGTTGTCTCCAATAGCACTAAAGATCTGAGCGTACAGCTCATCTTTTATTTTTGTCAGTGCCTTGATCTTTTCGCGCAGTATACAGTACGATTCAACCAGCGTTTCTGTCACCTCATCCTCAAACACTATCGGTGGTTTGAGCTCATCAGGCTCTGCTGCTTTTAGCTTTTCTACATCTTTAGCTTCTGCCACAGGCTCAATGCACTTAAGAACATTCTCATTCCAGAACTCTTTGGCCGCTGCTTGCTCTCTTGCAAAAAGCTCGTCATCAAATGGAAGCTCATGTGCATACAATCTTTGACCACCTACAAGACATACCAAGACTATCTCTTTAAGACCAGTTATGCCGCAGTACCATGTAGCCTGACATATGTAGTTGAAAGGTATTGGACCGTCTTCCCACAAGCTACGATTGTACTCAGTAGTAGTCTTGATTTCAAGTATGCCTGTAATTACTGAGCGGTCCTCTGAAAGAGTAAACCCATCAATATTTGCAAGCTCCCAGGAGTTCTCGTCAGACTGCAATATAACTGGAATATGGATCCATTCTCTTTCGTACCGGTTTCCCCATTCAGTAGCTATTGTAGTTTCTAATAGGTTTCCCCAGCGAGCTGGTTCAGACTGTTCTACAGGCCGTGAGTCATCGTATACACCTATCTTTGAATAGAATACCTGCTGCTTGCTACTCCATTTATTTTCACCTAGTATAGTAGCAATCTCTGAGCCGCCTAGTCCAGCTTTACGTTTGTCAAGCCAAGCCTCTTGGTCAAATTCCGGCGACGCTGCAGAGTATAGGTGACACCCTTTAAGCTGAACAAGATAGTCAGCCCACAGGCTAGCCTCCTCTAATGCTACGTCTGGTCTACTCGCCGTTATTATTTCTATAATCTTTTGTTTGGACTGCATAGTTACCTCATATCTCGCTTCCTATGTAGCGCATCTCTCTGGCCCTACGTATCTCATCTTCTAGCGGTGGTGACAATAGTAGATCCTCAATGAAGGCTAGCCCTAACGGTGTACGCTTGTAGTCTTGCCCAGCCTTTTCAATAATAGAATTACTGATAAGAAACTGAAGTAGATTTTTAAGTTCGTCTCTGTCTAAGCCTGTAGCATCTTCTATTGTGTTCCTATTGAAATACGGCATCTGATACAATGCTTTAACTACATCCATAACAGATCTAGTTGCAAATGGTATCGAGATAAAGCCGTTGCGGAGGCGCTGCATCGCTGCATCTGTTGTGTCACTGTTTTCAAATACGTCTGCTGAGAATCTGTCGTATGCCAAAGCTTTGCTATCATAAACATCGTTCAGGTATCTTACTACAAACTCTACATGCTCTTTGTTGACAATGATATTTGTGCCATCATCTGTCGAATATACGGCAGCCGCGGCAGCCACTGATAGCCTTGCTAGCTTGAGCCTTTGATCAGCTGGTTCTACTAATGGTATTCTACTTGCGTATTTTTTACCCATCTTAGAAGCGTTTTCTAGTATAACTTTTGACGCCTCATCAGTGAATATGACATTCTCTGGCCTTCTTGACCATGCCCACATTACGCGCATTTTGCATCTATCAGAAGTATAGACATGGGGTACTGCAGGTATATCTGTGATACTCTTGTTTACTATGTCTGTGTCTACTTCACCAGACGCTACACCAACAGCAAAGTCTAATCTTCTGACATCTTCAGCCTTGCCCCATAGTTTCAATATAGCTGATACACCGTAGTTTTCAGCTTTCAGTTGACGACCATTTCTTGGGTTAGATATAAACAGCATTCTTGTTCTTGATGTGGTTTCAGCAGTAACAACTCCAGTAGCTTTAGCTATACCAGACGATCTAACGTCGGACATCTGGGCCAAATCATTTTCTGGCATTCCTGATAGCTCATCTACGGTTAGCAGTCCACCATCGTTAAGAGGCATTGCGCCCCACATCAGTGACCAGCTACTCTTGCTGCCTGATTGCTGTATGCTGTATACCAGTCCAGTACGCTTAGATGATTCACCGGACAGCAGCTCTCCACTTTTATAGTGGCTCATGAGCCTTTCTACAAGTGTTGTCTTAGCCTGACCAGAGTCGCCGATTATTAAGCATTCTGCCCAGCCTCGCTTTACCTGCTGCTCCTGGAATATAAAAGACAATGCTGAATGATATACCAGGTCTACTGCATAGGCTACTTTACGCCTGTCCCATATATACGTCACATTACGCTCTAGATCAGTGTGTATCTCATTGAACTTGCTTTCTACTGTTTGTCCTTCACCTACTTGAAATACCTTTAGCAGTTCATGTACTTCAGGAGTTATCTCAAGATCGTCTAGCAAGTCTTTTTCTGGTATAGCCTGATCAAAAACGTAAGTAGCTTTTTGATTGTTAGGATCAGCGTGCATATATCCTACAAGGTTAAATCTTTTATTGGTAGGTAGGTTATTGCCAATAACATAGCCACTTCTAGAAACATACTCTTGCCTTAGTGCAAACCCAAAATTAGCGTCTGCTTTAGGTATCATGAATACTGTTTCTAAGTTGTCATACTCTAGGATTTCAAACCCACACTGGCCACACTTAACGTTACAACCTACTAGTCCTTTTAATACCATACGCTGGACATTATCAGCGCAGTTTACCAACTTAAGCAATACAGAATCTTTACTTGTTATGTGTATGTCGATTCGCTTTTTACATAGCAGGCTACATGTACTACATTGCTTTTTGTCTTCACTTCCTTCTGTACAGGTTATTCTAACGCACTTTGGAAATATGTATGGTGCGCTTTCTTTACCTGCAACCAGAACTGGTATTTTTAATCTTTTCCCTGCATACCTGGCATTAGAAGATGCGGCTAGTGATACAGACGGTATATCTGCAGCAGTCGAAATTGCCATAAAAAGAGCCATGAATTTTTCTTTATCATAGCCATCTTTAGTCACTATATCAGTTACGTCACCTTTTTCACGCCAGCCATCAGGCCACTTAATGGTGTAAACTTCTATAGAATTTCTGAGATTGTCTACCATATAATCGGTAGCTCTTTTACCAGCTTCATCGTTGTCATAGCATACATATATGCGCTTCTTACGCTTTATGTAATTAAACCATTCTACTCTGAAGTTCTCAGCCCCGGCAGTTGTAGTACAGGCAGGAAGTCCCATTTGCTCCAACACAAGCCTGTCCCATTCACCTTCACACCAGATGATTTCCTCTACTGATTTATCGAATAGGTGTTCTATACCAAAGATTCTATTCTCGCCGTACGTGTTACCAAGCTGGTCTTCATAGTTGATCATTTTTGTGCTGTCTTCATATGAATTCCATTTGTATCTACGTATATTTACCAGCTCATTAAATTCATCATATATTGGTATAGTGACTCTTTCTCCATCCCAACCAATCCAAAAGCGTTTTAGCGTATCATCTTTTATGCCTCTTTTGTCTTTAAGAATGTCTCTTATAGCACCTGTAGAAGTCATTAAAGCTTGATGCCATTGAGCAGTCAGACCCTGGTCAATAAAGGGTCTGCTGTCAATGTCTGTTGGTCTTTCTATACTTAAGGCATCACCAAGTTCATGCCAAGCTTCTTGCTTAGTAAGTTTTCTTGTCTCTGCATAATACGTGTGTATGTTTCCTTTTGACCCACACGCATTACATAAGTATACGCCGCTATCAAGATTGACTGTGAATGAAGGGACACTGTCTTGCCCTGACAAGTGCTTTTCTGTAAAAGGACACTGTGATTTTAGTTCATTGCCATGTCTATGATAGACCGCCTTTACTTTATCAAGCTCTTCTACGAAAAACGCTTCGGCATCGATAGTGCTAAGGATTTTGTTTCGATAATCTCTCCACTTCAAACCTGTCACCTCGCACTGTCAAAATATGATTAGATTTCTTCGGCAATAGAATCGTTCACTTCTGTGGCTGTTACTTCAGTAGCCATGCTGTCTTCATAGTCGGCCCTAACTACCATGCTCTCATATGCTTTGAACAGTTCGAAGGCAAGCTGTCTGTCTTCTTCTGAAGTTTTACCAGCCATAGCAGTTGTCATAATAAACCAGGCCTGCTTGTCTTTTGTTACTTTTTTGCTAGACAGTGTGTAGCAGTAATTCCATGCTGCCGCGCGCATGCTCTTAGCTATACTGAGAAGCTTTTTACCCTCGTTGTAGTTTGTTCTAGCAAAGCTTAGAACTACGGGCATTGGCTCACCCTCCATGAAACCAAGGAAGTTCAAGTAAGCTGTGCAGGTCGGCTGCGCGGCCTTGCCGGTTTTAGTATTATCAAACTGATTCTTTCTACACTTGGCGCACACCAGTGTACCATTCTCGTCTTCACCGATCTTACCATCAAACGATCTGCACAGTATACGTGTATCAGCTCCTCTGTCTGGATCCCAGCGAATATTGGTGTAGTACTGCTTGATCGGGATAAACTTCTTACCTGCTACATTCTCTTTTGTAAGACTGTTAATGACGTCGCCTTCATTAGCCTCACCATCGACTCTCTCAGGGCTCAGGGCCTGGATAACTTTAATTCTAGGAATTATAATATCCTCTGCCTTTGTCTCTTCGAACCCGTAAGCTACTGAATCATTATAGCTGGCCATCTGCTGTTCTTCTTTTACGGTTAGATCTTTGTTCTCTGTCATAGTGGTCTCTCCTTTGCATTCTGCATTTCTGAATCTAGAACTTTTACTATATATGAAGCAAGACAGTCGGCAACAGTATTAGCTATTACCCAGTCAAGCGCCATATCGCGTGGAATTTCTTCGCGCCCATGTTCTCTGCGCTGCCTAAAGAAGTCATTTACAATCCTGTCTTTTTCAGACTTACGATTTGCCACAGCTGTTATCCGCATAAAAAGCTCAATACCAGTTGGGTCGTATACCATAGCTTGCTTTATATTACCAGCCGAATAGCTCATAAGGTGTCCTTTAGTCCACTGCATAAATATGCGCTCTTCGTCTTTGTTAATCATCTTTACAAGCTTAAACACTTTTTCCCACATGTCCCGATTTTTCACAGGGCCAGTTGCTCCTACCCAGTTGTTTGCTTCCCATTTACCTAACCAATCCAGCATAACTGTATTGTGTAGATACTCAGAGTCAGTGATAATGATTATGTCTTCTTTTGTGTTACTTTGTGCTGCAAACACTAAAGCCGATATTAGTCCGTTAATTTCGCCGCGCTGGTTTGTAGACTCTGTTTCTTCAAAGATAGATTTGTAGCACATTTCACCAGCGTCTGTTTGAATCCAAGCGGCTCCAACAGAACTACAGTCAGGCTTTCCATTTCTTTTGCAGGCTCCGTCAATAGCGATTAAGATATAAATCACTCCTTTCGATATATTCTATCAGTAGACCATTTATATGTCCCGCTGTATTACACGCGTAAGATATCATTGATTTCGATACACCTAAGTATACAGCCGCAGCTTGCCCACTTTCAAACTCGCGTACAGCATTGCCCTCATATAATCTAACACGTTTATATAGTTTACGCTTATCCCATAGGCCCTATTTCTAGGACACATTCTCCATACTTCTTGCATACTAGTCAACCTCCCCTCTCACTCTGCGAAATATCGGACAGTTAAGACTGTACATACCTTCAGCATTTCTTGACTCGCCAAATGATTCTATTTCTACATACTTACCTACTATCCTCTCTGGATGCTGCCAGTACTCATCGCGCAAGTAATCAGGAAAACCAGAGCCGACTTTAACTGGATAGCAGTAGGGGTCGCCGGGGCGCCGGTATTCTACTTCTATAGCTCCAAGCATTCCTGTATACTTATTATCACCCTCATACACGCCATTACATAGCAGCGTAAACTCTTGTGTTGCTTTTATTTTTAGCAGCGTCTTACGCGGATTAGGATTAACCTCATATGGGCTACGGTATTCTACAAGCATCACACCTTCGCCGCCGGTTTCCCAGATTGGCTTTGCTAACTCAATACCTTCTTGCTTACTGCTTACAATACCTAATATTGGCAGCGCATCTATGTTGTCTAGCTTAGCGCCATATGGTGGATTATCCTCTACTATTTTATGAATGGCATCTTTAGCTATCTGCATGTTCTTTGAAGCCAGCCAGTCTTTAATTGTCACCAGTGACTCACAATCACCGAACGTAGCGGCCAAAAGCGCTTTTCTGCCTAGGGCGCCCATTTTACTTACGCCGGCATCATATTCTTCTTGTGTTAGCATATCAAAGCATAATGCCTTAACTCCAGTGCGCCTGCCCCTGGAATTTAGCACAGAGGCTGAAGCTTGGCGCAGAGCTATACTGTCGGCATAATCACCTACAGCGATACACTCAGTATCATACACATAGCCTCTTGGTAGCTGCGCTGCCTGTGCTTCTATCTCTACTAGGCCTAGATCTCGCTTACCTGACCTGGTAAATATTTCCACTCCTGTATCTTTGACCATTATAAGACGTCTATTACCATCGATCTTTTCTGTAGCTAAGTAGTGACTACTGATGTTCTCAGGGCACAGCATGCCGCGCATTATACCTATCTTTGGTATGAACCCTTTTCCATATACTTTATTCAGCGTAGTGACCGATACACCTATCTGAAGATCTTTGGTCACTAGCCCAGTAGCTGCCCACTGCCAGATATCCTCATCTTCAGCTTCTGTAGAATAGATAAAAGAGTTGGCTACCATTGCGGCCCAGTCAGAGCCAGTATTGTTTTCTTTCAAGAAAGACATTATGTCTTCAGCAGCTATTGTTTTATCAGCAATGTCTACTCTCTCTAGCTTCTTTTGTTTTAGGCCGGTAGTAAAGTATGGGTCATAGATGAACTTAATAACTTCGGTAAACCCATCAATGTAGCTATACCTTCTTAGCAGTTCTTCTTTTTGCAGTGTTGAATCTGTGATTGCAATGTGATTTAGGCAATCTGCAATAAGTCCGAAATTCATTCCCATGTTCTCCTTTCAAATCAAACGACGAATTTGTATTAAAAAATAAAGGAGTCTACTGACCCTTTAATTTTCCCGAAATAAAAGCCCTGAAAGCTAACTGCACTCGACTAACATATGACGGTGATGTCTTACAAATAATTGCTAGGTTAGTTGCTGAGCTAGTATATTCAGAGCTACGCCATGCAAGTAGAATATCCCTAGATATGCCTGTGCGGGCTTTCAGGTATTCATTGAATAGATCTTCTATTCTATTGCAGAATTCCATGCTTTCTTCTTCAGGCATGAAACAGGCACATGTATTTTCTATCGTTTCTGTGAAGCAGCATGTATGCTGACCATAATGCTTTTGCTTCCTAAGTACATCGTTTATAGCATTGCGCATTATGACGCATGCGAAAGTACTGAATGCTGTTTTTGAGTAAATGTCAAATAAGTTCACGGCATCCCACAGACCTTCCCAGGCTGCACTCTCCGCATCTTGATTAAGAAGCTGACCAGTTTTTGTCAGCATATAATAGACAAGATTTTTATTTTCATAGAGTAGCTGCTCTATGTCTTCCTTAGTTTTGTCGCGCTTGTAAAGTAGATCATTCATAGGAAGCTCCTAACATTTACTTAATTATACTGCAAAATGTGCAGTGTGTAAACCATAAAAATAAATTAGGAATTTAGCACCGTTTTGTGCATTGTATCCCATACCTCCAGTAGTGTACTACATATTGCAGCTGCACCGCCTATTGTTACGATCTTTTCTACAAACAGCTGTTGTTGCTTAGATGGCTTACCGTCTTTTGCTTTTAACTCAAGTGCTATAAACTTATCATTGTAGCACATTATCAAGTCCGCTACACCATTAACAGTCGCCGCGGCTTCTCTAACTACATATGCTTTGTCTGTCATTAAGCTGATGAACTCTTTTGTTTTCTTTAGGAACTCAGCCTCTTTGTTGTACTGTCTTTTCAGTATGTAAGGATCGCGGTGGAGCAGGTACGATATAGCCCTGTATTCTCTATCCGTTAACTGTCTATGCGGCAGCCCGGCGGCGATGTAAAACTGCTGTGAAGCAATCATGGGTGTCGGCTTTTTAACTAACAAGCTTTTCTGCATCCAGCTACTTAACACACTAGCAACTATAGCATAGCTGTTTTCACCTACTGCCAATATACTAGCGGTGTCTACATGCTTAATGTCAGATAAAAATATCTCGACTATTTTTAGTGCTGTTACTTCGTCGTATGCCTGCTTACTCAAAACGGTAGTATACATAGTGCCTCCTTATAGTGCTGCTGCTTTTAAGTGTTCAAGGAACCCAGTTGAAACGTCACGCTTGTTCAAAAGATTTTTATATATCAGTTCATTAACTGTGCCGCGCGCCATAAGCACGTAATACTCACAAACATTTGGCTGTACATTTATGTGTCCGTATATTCTTTCTGACGACTGCTTGAATGCTTCCCATGAGTCATTAAGCGAATAATAAATAGCCACGTGCGCCTCGGTAAGGTTGATACCCATGCCAACCGATAGCGGATGACATACCAAATACTTTGCTTCGCCAGACTTGAAGTCAGTATATATGTATCGCTCTTTGTCTTCGATGCTAGTGCCTCCCCTAACATACCGTGCGCTATCTCCAAGGAGCTCATACAACATTCTGAACTCTTCTGCATAATTAGCCCATATAACAACTTTGCCTGCTCCTCGTTCATCGAGTTCACTAAGCAGATTTGCGAGACAACTGATTCTAGTTCTTGTCTCTGTTCTATAGACTTCGCAAGCGTCGGTATCAAGTACAAGTTTCCTATTGATGGCATTTAACTTTCTCGCCTCCGTGTCCATTACAAAGCCAGAAGATATTTGATTCAGCTTAGCACGCATTGCCGCAGCCATATCAGCTGCTATCTTTATACCCTGTATCTCAGTTACCATTGTTGTACGCATTTCATTATATAGATCAGCTTCTTCTCTTGAGAGCTCGAAATATACTTCGTGCCACTCTTTGCCTGCCGTGGGCATGACTTTTTGATCTACATACAATGAGTATGACTGAATAATATCCATAAAAGCTTCACGCATGTTATCTTTTATAGCTAACTTTTCAAACTGTGGACTACGGGAAACATTATCGAAATATTTAGTTACAAACTTTGTACGCGCACTACTGAATACGCATGGATCAAGACACATCATTTGAGTGTAATATTCATGCTCACCGTTAGGCGCCGGCGTCGCTGACAAGTTGTACCACGATGGTATCGTTAAGCTTAACTTTCTTGCGGCTTTAGCGATCTCAGTAGAATGATTTTTTATTTTAGACGACTCATCAAATATGCAAGTAGAAAAAATGCCACTTGACAGCAGATCAATATTTTTAGCTACATGATTTGCCGCCCAGATAACTATGTGTGCCGGTGTAGATAACGCCTCTTTCCTTTGGCTAGGTGAGCCATAGTAAGCAGCTATTTTTAACTCTGGAAATCTTTTGGCATCATTCACCCACGATTGTATTATGTTAGATGGGCATATTACCAGGCACTTTTTATCAATGCCATTTTTTAATCTATCATACATGATCTGCAAACACATAAGCGTCTTACCAGTTCTTGTATCATAGAAAAAATTATACCTATTGTTTACTTGTGCAAGCTCTACGCCTAGACATTGATGTGGCCATAAAAAGTCGCTTGTAAGTGTGGGCCCGTGCTCTTTTAGGAGTGGGGTGTACCAGCGACGCCGCATTTCATCTACGTACAGCTTGCGAATCTTTTCATTAGGAATGTAGTCATCAATAGTTATCCCGCGCAAGATTTGCAAAACCTCTGGTAGCTTACGAATGCTACACTGATAGGTATCTTTTTTGCGTGTCTTTTCTATACCAGGCATCTTGTCTACCAGGTTAAGAAAGTCCACATCTGTGCTACTCGCGATTAACTGAATAAAATATTCTGTAACCTGTATTCGCACGGACATGGACTTTCCCCCTAATATGTCGTCTGGCATAGCCAGTTGCTTTTAAGTAAAGAGCGAAGAGACTACTGACTCCTCGCTCTTTTGAAAGGAGCCACCTAGGGCACAGGAACCGCTGAGAATCGAACTCAGTGACCAGTCTAATCTATATAGATCTAAGCAGTCAAATACCACATCGGTTCCATATGATGAACCCAGTAGAAAAACTCTACCGGGTTCATGGGAGGTGTGAGAAACAAAGCGATTAAGCTTCGTCGTCCTGGTCAAGCAGCTCTTGGAGCTCTTCAATGCTAATCTTACCAGCTTTGATAAGATTTGCGATTGTGCTAGCGTCAACCTTAGTTGCAGCAGAGCGTGTTCCAGGCTGGATACCGCGCTTCGCCATTTCAGCCTTACAAGCGTTAAGACGCTCTTCAGCTCTTGTGGCATCGCGACCAGCTTTGACTGTTTTGTAATGAACGCTGTTGGCGTTACGATACTCAATCTTAAGCTGCTCTTCGGTCATGTCTTCCAGAGGAATGCCAACAACCTGGCCACGCTTTGAAGCTCTAGGTACTTCGTAGTCAAATTCTACTTCTGTGCCAGCAGGAATGTCCTGATCAGCAACGAACTTGACTTTGATGATACGCGGCTTTGCAGCTTTCTTCTGCTTAGGAGCTTTTTCAACAGTCTCTGTTGCGGCGAGCTCGGCTTCCAATGCTTCTGGGTTTTCAAAGATGTTTTCGTTTGACATGGTGGTCTCTCCTTAAAAATTTTATATTCTGAAGCGCCGGATTGCGCTTACAGTCTGTACTATATCTTATATTATATCATAAAACTCTCACCGCGTAAACCTTTTTATAAGAATTGCAGTCACAACTTTTATGGGCTACAATATAAGAATTATTGCTGCCTGAACTTTCATTCACTATACTTATTATAAGCCCATTTATACGGTACGCGTACCCTATAAAGAATATAGGTAACGGTGCTACTCTCCGAATATGCTATCTGACGCCGGGTGCTCTCAGGCGGGCCCAGACGCTCGTAAAATAGTAAAATAGTAAGAATAGTAAAATAGTAAGATTCGGAAGATTTATAAAATATAAACAAAAAATATTTTTTCTACAGGCATCAATATAGTTTTGCATGTGTCGACATTAACATTTTAGTAAAGAGGTCTATTTCTCTCATTTGTATTTTTATTAGCTTTATAAATATAATATAATATATAATCATAATAAAATAAGAAGAGAAGCATGCAGTAGATTATTGTAACCTAATAAAAAATTTTTTTATTAAGGTTTTTACCATCTTACTATTCTTCCGAATTTTACTATTTTACTATTTTACTATTTTACTATTTTTTTTCTAATAAAGAAGACCCTGTTGCCAGGGCCTCAAGTAGCTAAGTAGATTTTGTATTCTTACTTGTTTAGAGATATAGTAGCTTCAAGTTTAGTATCCAGCCATGCTTCAAAATCTCCAACAACCGTGCTTATTATCTCTACTCCGTCAACTCCTATAGATGCCAGCGCTTTATCTTTAGCCATAGATAGTGCTCGCTTCTGAGTAGCCTCGCTCCAGCCATCTGTACCCTTTATGTTATCTACATATGTCTGCTTAACTTCAAGCACTGCATCAGATATAGCATCAGTAGCCATCAGCAAATACTTTTCAACGAACTCGTTGTTGGTCTTTGCTTCAATGAAACGCTTAAGTGCATTCAATGCAAACGCTACAAACGGTACCAGTATAAGCTGTATGAATACTATGATAATTTCAGTTAAATTTATATTTTCCATGGTCTTTCCTCCTAGTCTACAATATTCTGTACTTTAGTACTAAGGTTATCTACTTTAACATCAAGCTTATCGATCTTGTGGTCGATATTGCTGAGCTTGCCACTTATAATGTCTACCTCAACGCTAACCTCGTTTGCCACCCTGCCGTTGTCACATGACTTACTATACACTTTTTCAGAAAGCTCTTTATTAAGCTGCTGGGCTTCCTTGATGACTGCTTGATAAGCTGTTTCACGCTTATCGTTTTGCTTAATAGTGTACAGCAGTAATATAATAAATAATGCCGCAAAGATGCCCCACTGTGTAGCTATTTGCAGTATACCTGTTATTTGCTCAGCCATGTCGTATTCCTCCGATCACCTTGATGTCTAGTCCAGCAGCGCAGCCCAGCAGCGTGGACCCCACGTCACTCTGTCCATACTTGCTGTTGACTTACTAACCAGGCCGGCATCTTTTAAGAAGCTTAAGGCAGCAGTCTGTGTAGCTGGTCCGAACTTACCATCTGGTCCCCACATACCTACTGAGTAGCCTTTAGCTATCAGACCAGCCTGCATGTCTTTTACAGCCTCGCCAGAATCGCCGGCGCGCAGCATTGGTCTTTCTTTTGGGCTACCTACTTTACGAACATACTTATCGCTTAAGCTAGACCAACCGAACTGATGCTTGCCCCATCCATTCTTCTCCTCAGTAACGCGGAGCGTATCACCTCGCTTAACCAGACGCAGCTTATTGTTACTTGTTCCAGGTCCTGTCCTAACCCACAGTTCATTGCATGTAACGATATACTCATCTACCTGTGGAGGCTTCGGCGCGGGGACCAGGCTATTCACTTTTACAATACCTTCGGTGCAGAAGATATTATTTATGCTTGACCAGCCTTTTTCATGCTTGCCCCAGGTACCATCTACATCGGTAACCGTAATGACATCACCATACTTAAGAGTATCTACTATGTCATAATCGGTGCTTGGGCCGCTGCGAACATTAAGCTCTGAACACGTAACTGTGAAGGTCTTTGTAGCTACTTCATACTCTACAAACGGATTGTAGAAATAATGCGTCCAAGGACCAGCCTCTACTGGGCGATCTACTACTCCATAGTCTCCGCCGCGCGACTCTCTGACAATTCCTCCACCAATATAGAAGCCAATGTGTCCACTCTTGTACACCGCGACGCCGGGCACATCAGGCAACTCACTGATAGGACCCCACTTCATTCCCTCACGTTTTGCTTTCTCAAAAAGCATCTCCTGATTTAGATCCGTTTTTGGATCGTAGACAGGCTCTCCATTAGGCTGTAGCCAGCGGGCATACTTGTCAATGCCTACACAGTCCAGTACTCTACCTTTGATCCACAGACCATAAGCGTTTGCATGACGTGTATACCAGTCAGGGTACTGTCTTGATTTCTGATCCCACAATGTCTTAGAAGCCCTCTGGCCAAAGGTACCCATCCAGTACCCAAACCCGGCTGTCTTATGAACATTAGAGAGATAGTCAGCAACTTTAATCTTAGCCATCTTTTTTCTCCTTTCGGTTATCTTTTATCTGGACTACTTATGTAGTTCAAAACTTTAGCTACTCTGTTCATGTGTCCTAGTCTACTGTAATATCTTTCTACTGTGTCTACTGTGGACGTTATAGTAAACTGTGTGAAGCAGCCGTTGTTACCATATACCTGCTGTATGTCTATCACGCGTCCCTTGACAGTAGGCTTTTCTCCGCCACTCACTTCTACTCGATCATTTATTTGCATAGCTGGCCGCAGTCCAGTTGTATACGTCTCTACTGTCCCTGCTCCCTGCAGCGCCGCGACTAGTCTATTGCGTAGCGCTTCCATATCACCTTGGGTCATAGAGTCATGCACTTCTTTATAAAAAGTCATATTTTCTAGCGAAGCCCATTTTGCTTGCGGAACTACACCATAGACACTCAGAGGTGAAGCGCCGCTGCGCCTGACACACACTTTAGTATAAACATCATGAGAACTTGTTTCTGATTCTCTTAGTATGACATCTTCTCCACGAACGAAAGAATAAGTAGTTGCAGGCAGTATAGTATTCAAATATGATGCAGTTCCTACTACTATATTGTTCTTTGCCCACTCAGTATCTACATATCTACTATACTTTTCACATAGCTCAGTAAGCCCCTCTAGTACGCTATCGTCTTGATCAAATGATACGTCAACAGTGACGCCGCTAGTGGCCTGTACAGTATATTTAGTTATGCCGAAGTTTTCTAATATGGCCTCTACTACTGTACTGAGTTCACCTGTATAGCTGTTTTGACTATCAAAGGTCTGGTTTAGCAGACGAATAGCCACATTGTTCTTTGCTTTTACAAATACTTTTTCACGCAGCTCATCAAAGCGTACGCTATCTATCATCAAGGATTGCCACGGCACCTCAGCGCCATTAGCGCCTGCCTTGAAGTCTAGATCTACTATCGTACCAGGTGAAAACATTGAGTAGTTAGAATCTTTTAAGCGCGCCATCGCTCCAGGGCTCAAAGCTACTCTTGTGGCCACTATTGCATTATCTGGCTGTAGCTGCAACACAGCGTCTTCGGCAAAGGATGAGGCGTCCAGCCTATACTCATATACGAGCAGAACTACTTCGCCATCATGATATGCTACACCAAACAGTACATCATTGAAATGATGCTCTATGTCTAGCAGTGAATACCCGCTATCACTTAGCGTGGCCTCTGGCTCGCGAACTATGCCTTCCCATTCGCCAGATACTAGCTCTCCAGACAGCCCCTTTATTGTATTGCCCGCTGTATAGAAAGCTTGAGTCTGTAGATCATAAAAGCTTGTGGTGTTGCCTGGCTGCGCCGCCGCGCTTATCTG